CATTTGTTGCAGTACCACTAGTAGAACTTAATGCTAAGTTTCCAGCAAGTGTTTGACCAGCAGCAGTTGTAATACCAATTAAAGCTCTGTGTATAAAAATTTTACTTGGTGTGACTAAATCGTCAGGAGCATCTACATTTAATGTTCCTAGTTCAACAAGACAATCACCATCTGCATAAGCAGTTGAAGCAGCATCTGTTGATGCCAAAGTACCAGCAAAAGATTGAATCTTTCGTGTACCCATAGAAACTAACTGTCCAGTTGAATTAACTGAAAAACCAGTTTGTGTAATAGCACCAGTAGTGCCATTTTTATTAATAACATTAAACCCACCTTCTGATCGAACTGGGCCTGAAAAAGTTGTATTAGCCATTATATTCTCCCTGTCTCGGCTACTGTCAGCTTACGCTGTCAAAGAAAATTAAGGGGGAGAATTTCTTCTCCCCCAATTACTTATGCTCCCGGTGAGCCGTAGTATGCAAGAGGATCAGAATATCCAAAAGAATATCTTTCTCTACCCTTGTATCTTACGTTACCAGTATCAAAGTCGCCTTCCATTGATGTTTTCATTGGAACACGAACAAAGTGCTTAAAGCCATTTGGAATATCAGTCTTTAAGAAAAACGCATCAGTATCTGTCAAGTAGTGATTTACTGTGTAACCACCAATTGAATTTTTAGAATTTAAAGCGTTTAAATCATTGTCTGATGTACCGACACGACCTTCACTTCTTAACAATCTCTCAGCTACGAACTGTAGATCCTGTGGAACTAACAAGCCTGTTGGACGAGCAGCGATCTTTAGACCTCTTTCGTCTGTATACTTGCCAATCTGGATTACAGCGGCTTCAAGAGAAGTTTCATTTAAATCAACAGCAGTTGTTGGCCTGTTGGCATTTGTACCACCGTTGACTAATGGGTGAGCAGTGTTGAAAAGTGATACACCATCTCCCCCTGTTTGACCTGTAAAACCTTCGTTAAACAGAGCAGCTCCCTTAACTTCTTTTGTGTTTTGGAAACTTCTTGCAAGTGCCTTCGTATAACGAGCAGACAATGAATCATAAAGATTATCTTCAACAGCTTCCTCTGTGATAGAGAAACCTAATGCGATAGTCTCATGTGTGTATCTACTTGTGTGTACTTCTTGTGCATCGTCAAATGCAATTGCAGCACCTTCATCCTTAATAGGAGCAGATCCAAAGCCACTAAGCTTTGTCTCTTCCTCGAAAGACCTTTCGGAGTTTTCAATCTCATAACAGTCTCTCCACTCCTCTGGATATCTTTGATACTCAAGACCAAACAAGCTGTTTAATCCCGGTAAAAGTTCCTTTAAGAGTTGACTTCTAGCTATAGCCATTATAAGCCTCCCTTATGTTATAGGATCTGTTAAGAACGCATTCTCCGCAGGGCTTAACATCACAACTAAGTCTGTGAATGCGTCACCTACGCTAGAACCCGGTCTATTAACAAAGTCCACGATTTTGAATAACTCACCACCAACAGAAGCTGTAGAAGCGTCTGCCTGAAGACCTGAGTTTCCAGTTGTTGTATTTCCAGCAGAGGTTTGAACAAGGTCTATTGTCATACCTAAACTAGTTTGTGCGACTGCACCATCTGCTTGCACTTCGTAAAGTGTGTGCGGATGTACGGCTACAACGGCTTTAATATCAGAAGCAGAAATACTG